CCCGGAAGGGACCTATACCGCCGTCTGCCACCTGCTGGTAGACCTCGGCGTCGTCTACAACAAGACGTTCGATTCCAGATCCCGCAAGGTGATGCTTGGCTGGATCATCCCGGAAGAGACCTACGTCAACAAGGACGGTGAGACCGTACCCCGTACCATGTACGCCACCTACACAGCCAGCATCGGCAAGAAAGCCAAGCTCCGCTCCCTGCTTGCCTCCTGGCGCGGCAGAGACTTCACCCAGGATGAGCTGGACAGCTTCAACCTCCGGAACATCGTCGGTGCACCGTGCCTCATGAATATCATCCACACGGAAGGCAAGGACGGCAAGACCTATGCCAATATTGCCGGTGTGATGCGTCTCCCCAAGGGCATGCAGGGCGTCAAGCTGGATACCGAGCCCATCATCTTTGATCTGGACGAGGATCCTCTGGACCAGCTGGAGCTGCTGCCGGAGTGGATCCGGAACAAGGTCAAGGAATCCGAGACCTACATGGACCGGGCATCTGCCCAGATTCAGGGAGAGGTCGCAGGTGCCGCTCCGAATCTGGAAGAGGTCAAAGATGACCTCGGAGATGAACTCCCCTTCTAAAGAGGGGAGTTCACATAAAGAAAGGATGGAAAATGGCTGCAAGGAAGGGGATCCCAAAGGGAACCCGATTTGAAGTATTCAAGCGTGATTCTTTCAAGTGCCAATACTGTGGCAGAAGCGCTCCGGATGTAATCTTGGAAGTTGATCATATTGTTCCTGTTTCCGCTGGGGGTAAAAACGATCTGCTGAACCTCGTCACCTCATGTCGAGATTGCAACAGAGGCAAGACTAATAAACTTCTGACCGACACCACGGTAATAGATCGGCAACGGAAACAGCTCGATGACATGAACGAGCTGAGAGAGCAGACCGAGATGCTCATACAATGGAAGCAAGAACTGCTTTCCATTATCAATACGCAAATTGATTCTATAGATGATCTAATTTGTGAACTCACCGATTATTCTTTGAACGAAAACGGGCGAAAGAAATTCCGCAGTTATATCAGCAGATTCGGCTTTAGTGAGGTCTATACATCAGCCGAAATAGCATTTTCAAAGTACAGCGATATTGAGGACGCAATAAACAAAGTTGGCGGGATTTGCTACAACAGAGCTAAGCAAAAGGCTGGTGAATTAAGTGCCGAATAGAATCATAAAAGAATCTATTTGTGTTAGTGACTCTATTGATCAGCTGAATTGGTTTGAAGAAGTTCTATTCTATCGCCTGATCGTAAGCTGTGACGACTACGGTAGATATGATGGCAGGCCAGCAATCATAAAGAACCGGTTATTTCCGCTGAAGGACAACCTGACAATTAAGGCGGTATCTGAAGCCATTAAAAAGTTGGCGAGTGCTGAGTTGGTAACCCTGTATGAATATGAGGGCAAACCGTACCTGTACCTACCTACTTGGAACGAGCATCAAACGATACGCGCGAAGAAAAGCAAGTACCCTTCACCAGAAGACGGCGTGATTTCATCTGAAATCATTTGTAAGCAAATGAATTCAAATGATAGCAAATGCCCCCGTAATCCAATCCAATCCAATACGAAATCCGAATCCAATGCGGAATCCGAATGCGGTGGGCGAAATTCGTCGCGCTTCGCGCCGCCCACACTCGAGGACGTAGAAGCCTACTGCCGGGAGAGGAACAACCGCGTAGACGCACAGCGATTCTTCGACTACTACACTTCAAACGGCTGGAAGGTAGGAAAGAACCCGATGAAGGATTGGAAGGCCGCTGTGCGTACCTGGGAGAGATCGGATAGTCAGCCTGCTCCCTTCAAGGAGAAGCGGATTCTTACCTTCATGGATCTGTGAGGTGCCAGATGGATAACATGTCAATCAAAACAATTCTGACGATCTTACAGTCAGAATACCCGAACTCCTTCAACAGCATGGATGCCAGGACCATGAAGGCAAAGGTGGAGCTCTGGGAACAGGAGTTTTCCGGAGAGGACATTAACCTGGTATATGCCGCTGTCCGTCTCTACATGAAATCCCCGAACCAGTTTGCCCCGAACATCGGGCAGATCCGGGAGAACATGAGAACCCTGTCGAAGAAGGAAGGCAAAGAACTCCCCGAGCAGGCAGCATGGGCCATGGTTTCCAAAGCCTGCGTGAACGGTCTCTACGGGTACCGCGAGGAATTCGCCGCCCTTCCGGAAGCCGTACAGAAAGCAGTCGGTGCCCCGGAGCAGTTGAAAGCCTGGGCTCAGATGGATGCGGATACCGTTGAGAGTGTTGTCGCTTCCAACTTCATGAGGAACTACCGGGCAATGAAGCAGCGGGAGAAGGATCTGGAAGTCCTCCCTGCAGATCTCCGGGAGCGACTGGCCGGGATTTCGGAATCATTGTCCATCGATGCACCGCCAAAGAAACAGGCACCCCTGCTTCCTCCGAAGCTGGAACCGATGATCCGAAAAACATTGAGCCCTCCCGCTGAAGTGCCGGCGCCAAAGCCTGCGGCAGCGTACAAACCAAAATCTGCTGACGATTGGGAAGCCCAGCGTCAGAAAGCGATTGATCGTCTGAAAGGAGTTTAGCTATGTATTACATCGGATTAGACCCTGGGGCCAAAGGAGCTTACGCCCTTCTCCGGGGAAACAGTTTGATCGACTGTGGGGACTTTGACAAGACCGCAATCATCTCCGTTCTCTCCGCGATCTCTCACATCCCGGAGAAAGCGATCTGCTGCATCGAGAAGGTGCATGCCATGCCGAAGCAGGGCAGCGTTTCCATGTTCACCTTCGGAGAAAACTATGGCTGGCTCAAAGGCGTCCTTGATGCCTACCACATCCCCTTCCAGGAGATCCCCCCGCAGACATGGAAAAAGGAATTCGGCCTGAATTCCGACAAGGTGAAGAGCGTTGAGGTAGCAAGACAGCTTTTCCCGGAGGCGGAGCTGATCCCCCCGAACTGCCGGAAGCCTCATGACGGAATTGCCGAGGCGATCTTGATGTCTATTTATGCTCAGAGGAAATTGAGCATTCCGCCCGCAGATTTTGATGAAGAGCACTGGGATTAACGCATTGTTTTCGTCAAAAACAGAATTATGGGAAACGCCGCAAGCTCTATTTGAGTCTCTGGACAGAGAATTTCATTTTACAGTTGATTCCTGTGCAATACCAGAGAATGCAAAATGTCCTCTGTTTTTCACGCCAGAGCTGAACGGATTATCTCAAAATTGGGGGGGGCACACTGTATGGTGTAATCCTCCATATGGGCCAAAGATAAAAGATTGGGTCGAAAAAGCTTCCCGCGAACAGCACAACGGAACTACTACGGTTATGCTTGTCCCCGCAAGAACAGATACGAAATGGTTTCATGATTATGTCTATTTGAAACCGAATGTTGAAATCCGCTTTCTTCGTGGCCGGCTTAAATTTGGAACAGCTCAGAATAATGCCCCATTTCCAAGTATGATAATTATTTTCCGAAAGGAGAACCACACATGACCGATTACAGCTCGTACCGTAACCACGTCGGGATCAGCAATCCCGAGATGACCAAAGTCCTGCACAGCGTCTACAGAGGCTTCGGACGTCCTGCCGCATCCTTTGTCAACAATCCGGAGAAATCCGGTGTCTGCCTTCTCCCGGAAGCCGAGGTGCTTCTGGTAAACCGCTTCGGTCCCGGCCCGGGCCTTGCCTCTCTGGAATTCACAGAGGAAGTTCTGGAAGCGAACCCACCGAAGAAGCGCAAACCGGATAACCGCCGGAAGAAAAACCGCATCACCTTCCGCCTTGATGAATCCGAGCTGGAGAAGGCGGAAGATCTCCGGGAAGCCTATGGTGCCATGACCTGGCAGGAGCTTTTCGAGAAGCTCCTCCGGGATGCCCACGCAAGATGGGAGTGCGACGATGAATAATCTCATGATTCTTTCGGAAGTAGATGCCGAGTATTCGTATCAGGTTGAATGCCTGCGTTTCCGTCATAAGAAAGCGAACGACATCTACAAGCTGATCGTCTTCCTTCTTGTCCTCGCCCTGTCCGTCTCGCTCTATAGCTGGGGTCTTGATGTTTGGGCACAGCACCGTGCCGATCAGCAAACCGAAGATGCCCGGAAGGTCTGGAATAAGGAGCTGGCAGATAAGGAAGCCGCTGCCATGCAGGCCCAGGAAGAAGCCGAGAAAGCAAAGGCAACCAGCCTGGATGCGGAAGCGGAAGCCCTTGCCAAGGCGTTCTACGGAATACATCTTTTCATCGAGAAATACCATTACACGGATTCCGATCTGGAAACCTATGCCCGGTGCATCTTCAACCGTTACGATGCAGGAAACGGCCTGAACAGCATCCACACCATTGTCTCCCGCCCGGATCAGTTCACTGGATACGATGACCGGAACTCTCCCTACACCGAGCACAAGGAACTGGCCCTGAAGTTCCTGAAGGCATGGCATGCGGAAACCACCAAGCCCTGCAAGCTGGACTATCAGTTCGCCGAGCTGACGCCGGATGGAATCTTCCTTGTCACAAAGCCTGACGCCGGCCCTTATGAGCGAAGGTGGCACGCATGAGCGAACGCATGAACGAGGGCAAGATCCCTCTCGGTTCATACCACAAGTGCCCGATCTGCGGGAAGAGGTTTTTTACCTCTTCCCCCGGTGAGTACGTTTTCAAAAGAAACGTGAAAACAGATTGCGGCTCAACGATCTGGTTCTACTGTTCCTGGACGTGCCTCCGTAAATGGGATAAGGATCACGCACCAAAACCGAAAAGAAATTACGCGAGAACGGAGGAGAAGCAATGAACTGTGTTGATTGCCCGCACGCGATCTGGGATTACGAAGAATATTTTGGAACCAACAGGCGGCAATGGTTTGTCGATGGGTGCAGGATCGGCAAGGATGAAGAAGAATGCAAGGAGGATAACGATGAGTGTTCTGATTAAAGGTATGGAGATGCCGAAAAGCTGTTGTCAATGTCCATGTAGTAATGTCGCAGGATGTGAAGTAACAAGAGAAGTTTTAACTTCAAATTTGATGCGAACCGGCAGGAGTAAACGTTGCCCTCTCGTCCCCGTCCCGCCGCATGGGCGACTGATCGATGCGAGCGAGGAGATCACAGTCCAAATGTATGACGACCAGCATGAGGATTTCTATCAGGTAAAAATGACGATTGACGATCTGCTTAGTCAGAGCTGGATCGATGCAAAAGCACCAACCGTCATCCCGGCAGAGGAGGGCGAATGATGCTTGATAAGATCATAAAGTGGCTTCTGAAAAAGCTGATTCTTTTGTGGGACAGGCACGATGATATGTTGGTTTTTTCCTTTGGGCGGGATGAACGTACGGATTATTCTGTAGTTGTTGAAAGATACTATGACGATTTTTATACAGTCGGAACAGCAATGTATCCTTATCCAGAGCATAATAAGCCGAAGGAGGAAACATGACAGTCAGAGAAGCGATTAATCTTCTCGCATATGGAGAAGCCTTTTATATCAAAGGAGCTTATAGTGGAAAAATCTATCACAAATCCTATGAGAACAAGAAAGAACACCTCGAAAAGTTCCTTGATAAAACCGTCAACCCGACGCCATTTTTCACGGATCTTTATACGCAAAAGAAAAAATATGGGGCAGCATATACTTATCCAGTTATTGGAATTTGGATGAGCGACTATTACATTTGCCACCCGGAAGAACTGACGAAGGAGGGTGAGTGATGGCTGGTTTTTCATA